TACTATCTTTTAATCCTAACTTTTGAAGGTGCCGTAGATTTATTTACGGAATCTGCGTTTGTTTTTTCTTCTTTTTTTGCTTTTACCAATCTGTTATAATAAAAAATTCTAAGACGGGTTGGCATTTGATACAATTCTGTTATAGTAAATCCGTTTCCATAATATACCATATCAAAAATTTGCGTATGCAAATCTATACTATGATTAGGACTTAGGCCAAAAAAACCCAACTTCCATAGAAACAGGCGCCTCCTCCACCTCACCATCATCATGAGTATATTTAAATGTCATATCCATATCAGGTGTAATTTTTTTAACATATTCTCTAAATGCTCTACTATCACCAGCTCTCATAGAATTTACATATTTGTTGATTACTGATATATCGGAATTACCATCTACTGATTTAATCATATATCTTAAACGAGTTGTGATATCATATGATACATCTTTATTCAATTTTTGCATTGCTTGAATATCTTTATCAATAGCTTGTTCATCACCATGTGTTAATAATTTGAAAGTTAATTTATTTTTACCAACTGGTGTTATAAATTCAAATTCATTTTTATTAGTAAATAAAGACCAATCCAATTCTTTTGTTTGAATTTTGGATAAATCTATTTGAGCTTTCATTAGTTGTCCTTTATGAGAAGAATAAAATTCAAATTCATAATCAGGACCATAACCTAATAGACGTGTTGCTAAAAGAATAGCATTTTTATCACCAACTGCTATATCATTAATGTTTACATCATCCACTAAAATTGATTCAAATAATTTATCTAAAACTACACCCTTTTTAATAAGGTTAGTTGAAGAAAGAATATCTTCTTCTTTTGCAGTCATTAATTTAATTGTAATTTGACCAGACGAAAGTGGATTTTCTTTAGGATAAAGTAATCCTTTTGATGGAAGGTCTAAAACTTCCGTTGGAAAATCATATTGTTTTTGTGCCATAAACTTTATTGTTTTTGTATATATAAATACATTATTTTAAAAAAATTAGAAATAAAAAAAGGGATACTTTTGGTATCCCTTCGTTTTATCTTTGTTTTTATTAGTATTCTAAGATAGCGTAATCGTAAGTTAGTGTTAATGTAATTTGAGCAGGGTCATTAGAACTGAAGTCTAATTCACCAAATTGTGCTTGGTTAATGTATGCACCTTTGATTTTCCATTGTTCAACTTTATCTCCAACAGGACCTAACATATATAAGTCTAAATCCTTTTTGTAGAAATCAGCGTATCCATCTCTACCAGTGATAGATTCGTGTGATAAACGTATCCACTCCATTACTGCCTGAGATGCTGATGGAACAATTGGGTCATAAAGAGTTAATTGGATATCTTGCCATTCACCTTTACCTTTCAATTGTCTTTTAATGTTGATATGGTCTAAAGTTACTTTTTCAAATTGAATTGAAGGTCTATTTGCTGCTTTAACCATATAGCCAGGTACACCATCCCATTCTAAGATGAAACGATTTTTCATCTTTGGTTCGAAGTTCGTATAGAACATTTTATCAAACTCTAATATTTCTGCCATTTTTTGTTCCTTTTAATTTATATTAATAAATATCTCTTTGTTACATTTTTATATTATGCTGAAAAACTTGCTCCAGTTGGTAAGATGTTGAAATCAATTACTATGAATTCAGCTGTCTTAGCAGGTTGTAAGAAAATTTGTCCAGCTAATATGTTTCTATCAATTACATCAGGTGTGTTATTAGTTTCATCCATAACAACTCTGAATGCGTATAAACCTTGTCTTTGTTGAATTGCTTCTAAGTAAGGGTTTACAGTATTCAAAAACTTCTGACGAGTTGTAGAAGTATTTTGTTCAAATACTAAGTAACGAGATGTTGAAGCGATGAACTTCTTCATTGTGATAAGTAATCTTCTAACATTGATTCTATCTAATGCTGATGCCTTATCTTGCAATGTCTTTTGTCCAAATGCTACAATACCCTGACCAGGGAAGGTTGCTATTGGGTTTACTTTATTTTCATATAAAGTATCTCTTTCAGCGTGTGTTAATCTATTTAATACACTTACTGCTCCAGTGATACCACCTCTATTTAAACCAGCAGGTGCGAACCACTCTGCTGCCAATCTATCGTTAGAAGCGTAAACCGCTGGTAACAATACTGATGGTGGAACAGAAGTTAATTTATTTGTATTAGTATCAATTGTTTTAACCCAAGGATAGTAAGTACCTACATAGTTTGAATCTACAGCGTTTGCTTGCTGAGTAGCTTGAGTAATTGTATCACTAATACCATTGAAATCAGCGATATAGAAACAATCTTGTCTATCTTCAACCATATCAATAACTTTTGTAGTTACTGCTGGATGTAAACTTCTTATGATACCAGGAGTTGCTACTAAGTTAATATCCCATTCATCAGGATTTGATACAGCGTTAATTGCTTTGAAATATGCTAATGTACCAGCTGATGTTCCAGAAGTACAATTAAATCCTTGCGTATTTGCTTGGCTAATATCAGTTCCTTTTGCAATCATTGTTGTTGGATTCATACCATCAAAACCACCTTGGAATGATAATACAAATTGTCTCTTAACCATATCAGCTGCTGCTGAACCAGTCATTACATAATTTAATTGAGAATCAAATGCAAATGCTACGTTTGCACCAGTTCCAGCTCCAATTGGTAATGCTTTGTTATACATTTTATTATCCATTGAGAAAGAACCTTCAAAATCAAATCCACTATAATACATTGGAGATGATGAAGTATTATTTGCTGAACCAGTTTGGAATACTACTGCAGGTACAAATGAATCTTGTACTGAGTTGTATGTTTTAATTGGATTTGTATATGCTCCATGTCCAAATGGTGCTGCTGAAATTGGGAATGAACCTGCATCAGATACTTCAACTCTTACATATTTAGATTGATTTGCGTAATCACCATGTTCAGTAATTTTACCATCAGAATCAATTGTAATATATCTGTCACCAATTCTTCTAGCGATATAGTTTGGAGAAGCAGGGTCTAAGTTTACATTATTAAATGTTTCGTAAACAACTTTTCTCTTATCAGTATCAGAATAACCTCTTACAGTTACAGTAAATACTGAATAATCAGTTGCTCCATCTTCACCCGCTGCTTTAACATTTGAGATACCAATTTTATATTTTGTGTTATAAACATCACCATGTCCTAAAGTTACAAACTTAAATAAATCATATCTTTCACCAGAAATTAATTGTGATTTAACCATCGGAGTTGATGCTTCACTATAAGCTGGTGCAGATGCATCTCCTGTATAAGGTTGGTCAGGTAATACACTTGAAGAAATTGTGTTACCTGCTGCAAAAGCATCTGCTGCATTTTCAAAATAAGCGAATGCGTATGCTGCTTTACTTCCAAATGGAGATTCACCAAATACATCACCTAAATCATTTGTAGCTGATGTGTATATTGAAGATGAATAATCAGTTGTTGTTCCTGAACCTGATATATCATTGATGACCAATGAACCAGATAATCCTGCTGTTACAGTTACATTTTGGAAACCATAATCTTGGTATCCATTTGCTGTACTATAAAGTACACCAACTGTTTTTCTAACAGAACCACTTACAGCTATAATTGCTAAAGGTTTTGTTTGGGTATAGCCATCTATTCCAGCAACTCTTACAATTGTTGCTGAGCCAGCTTCTGCTAAATAATTTTGTACTGCATATTCAGTATAATAAGTTCCATCAGGTGTTCCGAAAATATTTTCGAATTCTGATTGTGTTCTCACAATAGTTGGAACAAATGCAGGTCCTTGCTTAAAAGGTCCTATAAATGCTGCTCCAATTTCTCCTACTCCTTGTGCTAAGAATGATAGGTCATTTTCTCTTGTGAATACGCCAGGTGATACGATTCTTTCTGCCATTTTTTTTCTCCGATTTGTATTTTAAGTTTGTATTTGTTAATTAGTTATAAAAATACACATATAAATATAATGAAAAAGTCCAAAACCATATTTTGTTTACAATAATACAGTTTTGGACTTATTATTTTTATTATATTCCAAAAATCCTATACAGGCTTAGCATCTGCTACATAATTTGTAGAACCAGATGTAGGTGACCAAGGCATATCATCAGAAAATACATGCTGATGCGCTGTAATATTTGATTCAATTTCTTTTTCAATTCTATCTGAAATATGTCCCCAATAAGCTGAACCATGCGAACCACTAACTTGTGATTTAATCCAACCTAATACAATTTCTTGGGTAAGTTCTTCATAAGGAATAAATGAACCAGTATTAACAGTACTAATATCAAATGGAGTTGCTCCATTAAATACCGCTGTGTTACCATCTTCATCTTGTCCAGTAACTTGCCATTGCGTACCTACAATAACATTGTGAATATCACCACTTTTATTACTTTGTTTTCTTAAGGAATTTAATTTCCATTCTATATCTCTAATTGCCATAATTTTTTATTTTATATAAATATTAAAATTGTTAAATTTCTACACATCCAGAATAATAATCTGTTGTTAATAAATGTCTATACGCTTGTTCAACATGATTTAGTTCTGATGGTACTTCTAAGAAAAATTTACATCTATGGTCCATACCTTCAGTTCCAATACTAACACCATGCTGATTATCTGATGGGTTTATTCCTATAAATCCAATTGGTTTTGCACCACTATCTCTTGCTTCTTTATCTTTCCAAATAGTTACTGCTATTTCTGCAATATAACCTGCTTTCCAATAAACGTGTTGTTCAGGAGTATCTCTATCAGGAGTATGTGTTAATCCATCAGGTCTTGAATTATCAGGTGGTGGTAAAAAATCGCTTGTTCTTTTATCTACCTTTACAGTTGTAACAACATGATATGCATTTGATACAACTAATCCAGTTCCTGGTAATTCATAATCTCTTAAAAGTGCCATATTTTTATCCTTTATTATTAAATATTATTTCTTTTAGTTTTTCAATTTCTTCTTTAAGTTCTTTTATTTGCTTTTGTTGCTCTTTAAAAGTTTCAATAAATAAACCTGCAAAGTTTCCATATGATACACCATATTCATCATTAACCTCATCGTATGTAACAACTTCAGGGAATACCTTAAGAGTTTCTTGTGCAATTACCCCTGTTTGTTTTTTGTATGCATTTTCTCCAGTTATGTTATGAGCTGTATCAGGAATTCTAGAGTAATAAACTCCTCTTAATTGTAATACTTTTTCTAATGGATTATCAATTGTTAAAATTTCAGTTTTCTTTCTAGCATCAGAATATGCTACAATGTTACCTGTTGCGTAAATACCGCCAGATACATACATACCATATGAAGGTGATGTTGAAGAAGTATTGATACCAATACAGTTATAAGGTAAGTAGTGATAATATAACCATCTACCATATCCTTCCATATACATACCACCATTACCACTACCATCAAACATTACGTGTGGGTTATTACCAGTACCAATATTATATCCATACCAACCGTTTCTATTACCGTCACCTCTCCAAGAACCATAAGATGAGTTATAGTTAGGATACCAGTGTGCTCCATTATAACCAGTGTATATACCGGTAGTTCCGATATAGTTCCAGTTATATGTACCCATATAGTTATTGGTATTTGCTACTTCAAATAACAACGAACCCATATCGTGGTTGTTATACATTCTAATACCCTGATATCCATAGTATCCACCTAATTTAATACCAGTGTGGTATGCGATTCTTAAATCCGGATAAGGATAACCCCAACCACCACCTTCTTGGAAGATAGCGTATGCCGAAGCACCCATTCCAGAATCACCGCCCGTACCAATAAATGTAAGTTCTCTAGTTGTTATATAGTTTAATCTATTACCACCATTGATATCTAAGTAATAGTATGTATCATCTCTATCGTAAATTACATTTGGACGTGTATCGTATAAATAAGTAATGTTACCTGAATAGTGGTTGATATAAGTTGAATATCCGTTCTGACAATCTAAGTGTAAGTTACCATTTGTTACAACCGCAGAACCCCAAGAGTTAGGTCTACCATTTGAACCCACATACATATATTGCCCCCAAGATGGGTTAGGTCCATGCAATGCACCACCTCTAATTCTTAATGCTGAATCAGAAGTTGAGTTAGGGTCTAAATAATAACCACTATCATTGTTATCATACATTATTGGTGTAAAAAATCCACCACCATAATCCATTTGAGCAACAACACCATTATTAAATCTATATTGAATTATATCACCCGCATCATCACCCCAACCAAATACAGCGTTATAATCGTTTGATGAACTACCTCTAGTAATCATTCCTAAGAATAAACCATCGGAGTCTTGGATAACATTCAATCCATATGCTGCACCCGGAACATAAACAGGGTAAGAACCTAATAAATTATCATATCTACCTAACCATATTTGATGATTCCAAGGCGTACCGTTTGGATGTGCATATTGTCTAGTTCCAATTGCACCTCTTGCGAATATAGAAAAACCACTACTATTTAAATCCATATAGTATGTAGTATCATCATTATCATATTGATAACCAGTTCTTAATTGGTTATTATAGAATACAGTTGAGAAGTTATTACTTTGAGACCAGATTTCTAATCCGGCGTTCATCATTACAATTCTACCATTATATCCAGTTAATGGTGATAACCACATATAGTAGTTATTATCATTTGATTGAATTTGTACAGCCGATGTCCAAGCTCCAGGGTAAGAACCAAAGTTAATTTCACCTTGCCCTTCTGAATATACTGATAATGCTCTAGTATAAGATGATGTACCTGAACTTCTTACTTTGAAATATCTTACATATGAATAATCCGTAGGGTCAATTCTCCAAGACGTATCATTACTATCATAATAAATTGGTGACCTTAAATCGGTATCAGACCTTAATGAGTAGTTTGAATTGATATAACTACCAGGATAAATTTGCATCGTATCGTACATAGTAGAACCACCACCTCCGTAGAAGTAGATAGTACCATCAGTACTAAATCTCATATAAGATGCTCCAAAGTTGGTATTAATTCTACTAAAATAATATCTGTTAGTAGAACCATCATTAACATCGGCTCTAATATTGTATCCAAATCCACCCCATTCCCAAGTATTACCAGGTTCAGATACCCACATTTGTAATCTTGCTTCACCTCTACCTGCTCCGTTACCAGCCGGTCTTAAACTCACACCTAACGTAGAATCACCATGATTACCCCAAACGTGGAATCGAGTTGATGGGTCTTGCTGTCCAACAGCCATTGTTAAAACTCTAGAAGTACCAGCACCATCTATTCTATATCCAGTATCATCCGAATCGTAAAATACTGGTGAACGAACATCTCTATAAAAATATGCGTTATCACCATCGGTAACTTGCATTGATAAGAATGATGTATCTTCATTATACATTCTAAATAAATCCTCATCACCAGCACCCCACATTACAATACCATCATCCGTAATTTTTAAACCACCAACATCACCACCACCAGAATAACCTGCTTGTAATATTAAACCTTGGTCATCCACACCATATGTTGCAACGCTATTAAAGAATGATTTACCAGAAGTACCCCAAGTTGGTAATGAACCCCAAGTAATTTCAGTTCTATGGTTTGTACCATCATTTGCACCAACAACAATTCTATTCATTACAGAATCACTTGCTGGATTTACATAGTATGCTGTATTATCTCTATCGTAAACAATAGGAACATATAAATTATTTGTAATTCTTACGTTAGAATCTCCAGCACCAATACTCATTAATTCAGTTGATGTTACACCAGGTGAATCTGCGAAAAATCTAGTACCACCATAAGAAGGGTTACCACCAATTTCAACACCAGTATGCCATCCTAATACTAAACGAG